GTTTTTGAGTGATGATTTGCGCGTTTATGGGACTAGGGAGGGGTCGCAGGGTCAGCGGGCGAAGCCCGCAACCTGGATCGCCCGAATGGCGATTGAGGGAACCTACGGTTCCCTGCAATAATATACATTCCGAAAAAGGGATAAAGATAACACGCTAATATATAATAACAAATAAATAATGCCTGACGTTAAGCGCTGCATTAAATTTCAACAGGAACAACGAGATATCTACGATAAATTGATGGAAATATTGAATTATAATGGTGATTACACGTTCTCACTCTTTGATCTTGATACCAATAAGGAATTACAAGAACAAATAATGGAGCTGAAACCTGATGTCGTAAAATATTTCTCAGTAAAAACGCTGAAATGGATGCAACCCGAATGTGTTCGTCCTTATATGGGGATCATACGTCACGTACTTGGTAAATTTGATAAGTATTTGATCTCGAATGGAGGAGCGGGAATATTACCAGATGGATCGGTTAAACGCACCACGAAATTCACCATTATTGGTGGTGTATAAAGATTTAGGCATAATATATGGGTTTGATATGGTGTGCATTTATTAATTATGTTGAAAATGGGATAAAGATAACATCTCATTATAGTTTATAATGGACGAGATTCGTAAAATATTATATGTTGGAGCAGGTTACGATACCGGTCCTATCATAGACTTTGAGGATGCTACTGAGTTTATTTATATTGACATAATGCCTCGTAATACGGATTCGGATTCTATACCCTATAATGATCAATATTGTCATGGGTTTATAGATAAAATTACAGATAAGTTCGATGATTTAGACTTTAATCTTACTGAAACACGAGTGTTGGATAGTACATATCACGAAAAGGTTCTTAATTACGAACAAAAACAGAGAGGCGTTCCGAAACATATCAATCCTACCGTATTGATATTTGAAAACGAAGAAAAAACTCGAAAAATCAAATATTACATATCAACCAATATTGAATATAATATGTGCGACGAATTGTCAGAAGATATTGCTAGCAGTGATTCAATTGCTGTTGTAGGATATTCCCCAAAAACATTAATTTTTGACCATTTTAAGAATAAAAAAACATTTATTGCGTATTCAGGAACTTACTATAGTTATTCCGGAAAAGATGATGATTATGATATTGTCGGGGCGTGTTTTAAGTATAATAATGATGATGAAGTATACAAAAAATATTTTAACAATATTGGTTATTTTTTAGAGTCTCACGAACCAGAGTATAGTTCTAGATCGTTTATCGAATTTCCTCAAACTTTTAATGGGACTTGTGAATTACATAATATATTTGTTAAATGCGAAGATAATTATGATGATAAAGAATTAGAAAATGACGATTCATCAGATTCTTCATAGAAAGATTTAGGCATAATTTATGGTGTGGTTATGGTGTGCATTTATTAATTATGTTGGAAATGGGATAAAGATATTATCCCATTATAGTTTATAAAGGAATTTGATAATGCCTTGCAAACATGTTTTCGACGATGGAACAAGATGTCCTAAGTCAGCTCTTTATAATTTAGTTGGTTTATCACCTGCATTTTGCAAAGCTCATAAAACCGATGATATGATGGATGTTTTTTCAGTAAGATGTAATTATGTAAATGAATGTGGAGTTTGTTGTAATAAAACTGTAAGCTGGGGTTACCCAGATAAAAAGAAAAAGGTTCGATGTGCTGAACATAAATTGGATGGAATGAAAGACCTAAAACATCCTTGGTGTAAAGAGTGTGAAACTCCGTGTTCCTACGGTTTTACCACAGATAAAATTATGACACATTGTGCCGAACATAAAAAAACCGGTATGGTCAATTTGAAACATAAAATGTGTGAAGAATGCGAAAAAACAAAAAAGGCAGAAGAAGTATTAATTGCGTCATATAATTATGAAGGCAAAATTTCAGGAAAATTTTGCGAAAAACATCAATTGGATGGAATGGTTGATGTAACCCATCAACGATGTATATTTAAAAATGGTGTATTAGGTTGTAAAGATCGACGTGTGTACAATAATTTCAAAGGAGATAAGCCATTATTTTGTAAAATTCACAAAAATGTTGGGATGATTGATGTTAATAATAAATTTTGTGTGTTCGGGCCGTGTCTGCGAAGACAGTCATATAATCTTCCTACAGAAACCTGTCCCTTATTTTGTTCGGATCATAAAACTGCTGAAATGGTAAATTTAATAGGTACTAAGTGTAAAAATTCATGGTGTGATAATAGATTTAAAATCAATAAAAACGAAGATTATTGCATTCGTTGTTTCATTCATATGTTTCCAGATAAACCCAATACTCGAAATTATAAAACAAAAGAAAAATCAGTTTGTGATTTTATAATTGAGACATTTCCAGATATGACGTGGATTTCTGATAGACGTGTAATAGACGGTTGTTCTCGTCGTAGACCAGATTTACTTCTCGACTTGGGGTATCAAGTAATTATTATTGAGGTTGATGAAAATCAACATATGGAATATGATTGTAGTTGCGAAAATAAACGATTAATGGAATTATCGAAGGACGTTGGGTATCGTAATATTATTTTTATACGTTTTAATCCTGATGATTATAAAGATAATAATGACAAAAAAATAAAGTCTTGTTGGAGCGCTAGTAAAACCAATGGATTATTGACAGTTTCTAAGAAAAATAGTGCGGAGTGGAATACTCGTTTACAATGTTTACGGGAACAAGTGCAATATTGGATAGATAATAAATCTGGAAAAATGATTGAGACAGTGCAATTATTCTACGATGAATGTTGATTATAACAATAATAATATTTGATTATTTATTTAGGCATTTGTTGGTTATTTTAATAAGACTAATCAATATTATAAAAAACATTTTCTTCATATATGGTGTGGATACGCCTATATATTGTTAAACTTTAGAAGTTCGACAATGAAAAAATAAAAATATGAATTATTTTTATTTTTCCCAAATTATTTTCTCAGCATAAGGTATAACATACACAGATGGCGGGCGGTTTAATGCAATTAGTCGCTTATGGCGCACAAGATGTCTTCCTTACTGGAACCCCTGAGATCACTTTCTGGAAGGTGTCATACCGACGCCACACCAACTTTGCGATGGAATCCATCGAACAAACCTTCTCTGGTCAAGCCGATTTCGGTCGCCGAGTAACCTGCACCATCAGTCGTAATGGTGATTTGGCTTACCGCACCTACCTCCAGGTGACTCTCCCTGAAATCAACCAATCTATGACCAACTATGCCCGTTGGTTGGATTTCATCGGTGAGCAATTGGTCGCTCAAGTTGAAGTCGAGATTGGTGGTCAACGCATTGACCGTCAATACGGTGACTGGATGCACATCTGGAACCAGCTCACTATGACGGAGGAACAGAAACGTGGATACTGGAAAATGATCGGAAACACCACCCAACTTACCTACATCACTGATCCTACTTTCGCTGGTATCTCCGGACCTTGCGCATCTACTGGTTCCATCAACCAAGTGTGTGCTCCCCGTAACGCCCTCCCTGAGACCACTCTTTACATTCCTTTGCAATTTTGGTTCATGAAGAATCCAGGCTTAGCATTACCCCTCATCGCCCTTCAATACCACGAAGTAAAGATCAACCTTGATATCCGTCCGGTGGGAGAATGCTTGTGGGCCGTCTCATCCCTTACTTCCAACAACGGATCCACCGTGTCATCCTCCATCGCCTATCAACAATCCCTTGTTGCTGCCTCCCTTTACGTCGACTATGTGTTCCTGGACACTGATGAACGCCGAAAGATGGCACAAAACCCCCACGAGTATTTGTTCGAACAAGTGCAATTTACCGGCGATGAATCCGTCGGAAGTAGCTCGAACAAGATCAAGTTGAATTTCAACCATCCTTGCAAAGAGTTGATCTGGGTTGTCCAACCTGATTCCAATGTTGACTATTGCGCATCTTTGACATCTGGATCCATTCTTTTCAACACCCTTGGTGCTCAACCCTTTAACTACACCGATGCCATCGATGCTCTTCCCAATGCTGTCCACGCTTTCGGATCCCAACTTGCTGAATCTAACGCAAGTNGCAATGGCTTCATCACCAGTTCTGGTCTTTTTGACTTGGCTGGTGCTGAAAATGCCTCTGCTGGCCCCACTAATACTGCTGGTCTTTGGGCATCCGCCGGTGGAGTTCTTACCCCCTTTGACCAGGGCTTGAACAACAATGGTTCCCTTGTCTCTGATGCCGGCACCTTCGTGCTCTCTGAAACCGCTCTTGATATGCACTGTTGGGGCGAGAATCCTTGCGTTACTGCCAAACTCCAACTCAATGGCCAAGATCGTTTCTCTGAACGTGAAGGATCTTACTTCGATGTCGTGCAACCCTTCCAACACCACACCCGCGCCCCTGACTGCGGTATCAATGTGTACAGTTTCGCTTTGCGACCAGAAGAGCATCAACCCAGTGGGTCG